GCAGCCGATGGAGACGTGATGACCTGTGTCGGATCGGGTGAGTGTGAGTATCTGGTTTTCTGATCCGATCGGCCCGACCATCAAGACATCACGGACGTCCCGAATGACGCCTCCGTAGATGTTGCCGCCGTGGATGGTGCCGCCACGGATGTGGCCACCGTAGATGTTGCCGCCGTAGATGTTGCCTCCGTGGATGGTGCCGCCGTAGATGGTGCCGCCGTCGACGTAACCGCCGCAGACGTAACCGCCGAACACTCGGGCAGTCGGCCCGACATAAACCTCGTCCAACACGATGGCGGTGTCAGCGACCCAGCCACCGCCATTCGGATGTTGGTGAGCTGGCACGCCCAACGGGTTGGTTTTGATCTGATTGTTGTTTCTCATTGGTTTCTCGTTTCTTTGCAGTGGGGGATGTGTTCGCCTGATGTGGTGTTCATTGTGTAGGTGACTGTCGCACACCCGAGTCTGAGCATCGCTCGGATCGAGTCGTCGACTGCCAAAGTTTGTTCGACGGTTGTCGTTTCGCCTTCGGTGTTTGTGTGTGTTTTGGTGATCTTCACCCGTTTACCTTTCGTTGGTGGGGCCGTTTGCAGCATTGCAAAGGGCCCCGATTGCCACGCCGTGCCGCCGCTCAGACGCTGAGCAGCAACCTCACAGGTGTTACCGTCTCCGACGCTACCTTAAGGTTGACGACAAACCCAGACTTACCGATCAACGATCGTGCGCTCCCCTTGGCGGACAGGTCACCAATCACCGCCGTGGAGCGTGACAGCATCCACTCGTCGGTTAGGTCGGCGTCGATGACTGGCACGTCGCAACCCACGTCGCACAAGAAACGCAAGATCGCGTCACGGTCGACAGGATCACCCTTAGCTCTACTGGTGACCATTGCAACCGCTCCGCCACCGTGCATGAAATAGCGGACAGTGAAGGGGTCGCTGTTCTCGTTCCACGAGTACGATTCACGGAAGTGCGGCCCGTGCCATCCCCCTGGCACCGACAGAACGTCGGGCCTCTTCGTGTAGCCGTAGGACATGATGCGCCCGCCCATACCGCCGTCGGCAAGTGACGGCAAGATGCGATGCCATTCGAGGTCAGTGTTGACGTTCGGTCGGAATAGGATGTTCCCATGCTTGATCACCGCACGCTTGAGTTCATAGCCTAGCAGGAACAGCCATGATGCCGTTTCGTTCACTGCGAAGTCGGTCCGATAGTCCCGTGCTCTTTGCACCCTCGGGTATGCACCGTTACCGTTGTGGAGCACGCACACTTTGGTGCAATGTCCAGCGTTCGGGCACGCATTCACCCATGTACCATCTGCTAGCTTCGTGTACGCTGATTGACCTGTCCAACCGTAGGCGGGCACGACTCCCTTTGCCAGCTTGTCGTTGTCCGTTGGGGCGGTCAGCACGTCAGCGTCGGCTCGCTTGAAACCGTACGCTTCTCGGACGTTGCGATGCTTGAGCTTTGCCAGCTCGTACTGGTCACGGTGGCTACCATGTTCGGCGTGTTGTACGCCCGCTTCGAACGCTGCTTCTCGTTCGAACGTTGTGAGGGTGCCTAGGATGTGTTCTGTGATGTCGATCATTGTGCTCTACTTTCGGTTGTGTTGGTTGCTGGTTGTTGGTTGTTTGGTTTGCAAGGTTGCAAAGTTGCAAACTTGTCGCCTTGCTAGCTACTACCTCACCACCACGAATCGTAAGCGAAGTAGTTGGGGGGATTCCCTGCCGCCATCGAAGTCATTTCGACTCCGAGGGCGGCCTTAAGGGCGCTCACTGCCTCTTCGAGCGACTTGAAATACCATTCGTCGTAATCGGTCGATCCGAAGAAGAAGCCGTCTCCCGTGGGGAGCAATTCGTTTGCGAGCGAGTGATCCTGTAGGACCTGTTCACACGTTGCGACAAGTCCTGCTATTTGCTCGCCGTCCATCCAAAGGAATTCCAAATTGGTGGAAACGCCCTCGTTAAGGTTTGTCTGCATCCAGCGGTGGAAGTGGTTTTGCTTCCTCCAGTAGATGATTTGTTCGGGTCGAGACGGATCTTCGTTTGTCGGATCTTCGTGCTCGGCCTTCTGGCTCGGGGTGAACTTGTAGATATTCTGGTCGAGGCCCATTTGGTGCTTGTCTCCTTGGTTGTTGCTTGTTGATTGTTGCTTGTTGGGTTTACAAGTTTGCAAGGTTGCAAACCGTGTTGCAGCCCGATGTTCGTCTGGCGGAATGTCACTCTAGCCCAGACTAGACGTTCTGTCAAGCCCTACTTGTGAAACGATATCGTGGGGCAGCTCACCCATACATTTTGGCGAGAGCGAGATCAGATGCCAAACGTTCGGCGTCCATCCATGCCGTCTCACCATAGAACGGGCGGCCCTTGGAACCTTTCGTTCCAGGCTTTGCCGTGGTGACGTGCCAGGCCCCTTCACGGAATATGTCGCCATTCTTTGTGTCGATGGCGTCAGCCACCATGATCATGCCACCGAACCCTGTTTTTGCGTCGTGGAACCATTCGCCGTGAACCTTGTAGCGGCTCATGATGCCACCCTTGCGTCTGCGCTCATTGTCTGTCTCTCATTCTGCCGAAGGCTCGGCGGTTGTTTTTTGGGTTCTAGCACCTTTTGGTTGGTGCTTTTGTGTCGTTTGCAGGGTTGCAAACGGTTTGCAGGATTGCAAACGGTTTAGGTCGTCGTCGCTCTGTCCAGTCGGTTGCTTATGCTATCCCAATCTTTCCGTACATTTCGATCTGGGCGAACACAGCGGGGTGGTTGAGTGAGACCATGGTCTGGTCGATCTCGTTGAGGACACGGTATTCTTCGGGGCCGATCTCTCCGTCGAGGAACGCTGCGAGGTGGTTGTAGTTGTGCATCTGGTCCATGAGTTTCACTTTCGTTGGGTTGTGTGCGGTTGTGTGCGGTTGTGTTTGCAAAGTTGCAAACGGTTTGCAGGATTGCAAACGGTCTGCAGCATCGGTTGTCAGGCCAGTCCGTCCATCTGAGCATCGTTGAATGCGGCCACCAGTGTGCGGGTCATCATTTCGATGGCGTTGAATTGGCCTGTTCGGACACGACTGGCAACGTCGCCCTCACCGAACAGCGGCGCATCGTCGACGTAGCCTAGACGTAATGGGTCGTCGGCGACCCATTGGAACAGTCGGCTTGTGCGCCATTCGACGAGGTCGTCGGCAACTTGAGTAATGAGATCGTCACCCCAGTCGATGCCATCAGCTTGCGCCTCGTCGAGCAGGTCGACGATCCGAGCAGCGATAGCGTATCGCCAATCGTTCGGCAGCTCACCATCATGAGCTTCATAGATGGCATCGGCCAGCCAGATCGGTGCGTCGTCGGTCAGTAGTGTGAATGTCGTCCCGTCGTCCCGTCGGTCTGTCGTGAAGTAGTGGGATGTGGTGTTCATTGTGCGCTCACTTTCGTTGATTGGGTGTTGATTGGGTGTTGATTGGGTGTTGATTGGGTGTTGATTGGTCAACGCTTGCAACATTGCAAACTTGACCACTCAGAGTGACCATCTAGGGTGCGGTGAACCTACCCTAGAGTGGACGGAATCAGAGACCAGTCGTGTAGAAGTCGAATTCACGGTCAACAGCTTCGAACACTGCGTCAACTTCGTCCCCCAATGTCCGTTCCTGGCAGAATGCCACGACATCAGAGATGTCCGCACCATCCGACAGACTCGACAGAATAGCCATAGCCGCTCGGACCTTATCAGCGTCAGACGCTGCATCGACATAGTCGGCATCGTCGGCATCGTCGGCATCGTCGGCATCGTCGACAGACTCGGGCGACGGATCCTTGAGCATGTCGACCAGGCTGTTTACGTGCCAGATTACACGATCACCATTCTCCACGTTCTCCACGTTCCACGCCTTCAGGAAGTCGAACGCTTCCGCACCATTATCGCAGTTCAGCAACGTAATCACACGCCGTGCCCTAGAAACTAGAGGGCCCCACGAGGAGAGTGACGGAAACTCTACCGCAACGCCCGAACCAATTGCAACGTTGCAAGCATCAGCGTGGAAATCCTTATCAGACTGTCCAGTCTCGTCGATCTGGTCGACTGTCTCGAACAGACGGAGTGTCTTCAGCTCTGAACCTTTCGTGTCTTTACGCCACATCTCCACGACCTGTTCGTGAGCTGTGGCGGCCGTGAATCCGTCGGACCCGATGCCGAACACCTTAGGTGTTTCGGTTGCGGTTGCGGTTGTTGCGCTTGTGTTCGTCATGTTCATTTCTCCTCTGAGCGGTGGAACTTGTGTTCCGTTGGGTTGATGAGAGAAACTCTACACGACCACAAGCGAAACACAAGAACTTTCTACCCCAAACTAGGAAACGTCACATAACGACATAAAACCCACCAAACAAAGGTCCTAATGTTACAAAACGCATTACGGAACGATGACAGACAACATATCGACAGACATCGATACCACCTCACGTTGCATGCGGACGGGTTCTCGGGCATTCTCAGTTCCGTTATTGTACGTACATTTGCCCACGATAGTACGCACGAGCGTAGGATACTACGCACTACAGGGGGGATGCTTGACATACTACGCACCTGCATCACATACCACGCACGACAGGCCAGCACGGCCAGGGGACGGAACATAACTAGCGTTCGATTCGCATGCGGGCACAACGTTGAGCACGCAACCATCGGCCCAGCGGTCTGGGTCTGTGTGTATGCCGAGCGGGGCGTACGTCGGGGGGTGGGGGGGTCGAGAGAGAAAGGGAAGTGGACGGGGACTTAGCCAGATATTCGGGTACCGTTTAAGGTCTTGGTTCAAAAAATTGTGTGCAGGGGTTTTGTGTGGGGTCTTTGGTCTATTGCCTTTGTATGTTGTGGGACATAGTCGGCAATGTGTTCGCCTAGCTGTCAGTGGTGAGTTGTCTCATTCTCCCTTTGGGGAGAATAGTTGTAAGTAAGGACGGGGGAAGCGCCCCACGCTCGCTTGAGGCTCGCCTGATGCGCTTCCCCCTCTATACATACGGCGAGACTGTCCCAAACCCCAGGTCACAGCCACGGGACACAAAGCAGCCAAGCCATCAAGACACCCCCAAAGGGGGTGACACAGATGCTGTTACCGCCGATGGGGGACAGATTGTCCTAATAGGCGATGGCGAACGAACTAGCAGACCCCCGACACGTACGACTTTGCGAGTGGCTGCTCGCTAAGCAGATTGGCGAACACAACCCTGCGACGTATGTGGAGTTGGGTGACGAACTGGGCGTGTCGGACCGAACGTTGCGTGATTGGCGTGACAAGCCCGAGTTCCAGGCGCGTCTGCGCGAGTTGACGATCCAGGTGGTTGGTGACCCTGAGCGGATTCGGCAGTTGATGGATTCGATGTTTGCTCAGGCGTTGGACCCTGAGTCCTCGAAGCAGGTGCAGGCAGCGTCGGTGTGGGCGAAGATGGCTGGCGTTTTGACTCCGAAGCCGAAGGTTGCGGAGTCGTCTCGTTCAGAGCTGCTTGATCTGTCCTCTCAGGAGCTTGACAAGCTCGCTTTGGAGCTTTTGGCTGCCCAGCCCCACAAGGCCGCCGCCGACGAGCGAGAGGGGCACACAGCCACCTCTCCGTCGACTGCGCCGTCGGAGGGTGCCGTGAGTTCTGAATGAGTAGGCTTGTTGGGTATGCGGGCGGGCTGACAGGTCGCGACCGCCGCGCCCACCTCGAAGGCTTGCGCCGCGGCCGCCAGGCCGCACAAGACCTGCGCCCGCTCACAGGGAAAACCGATGCCGTGTTCAGCGCGGCGACAACCGCTGACGGCACCGTGACGTTCCCGACGGCGTTCCTGTCGATCGACTCGGTGACCGTGTCCGTCGTCACGCCTGACGCTACAGCGACCTACGACCAGATGACAGCGAAAGTCACGGCGTACACGACGGCGGCTTTCGATTGGCGTGCCACCAACGGCTCGTCGATCTCTGCGACCGCCGAAGTGCATTACATCGTGTACGGGCAGAAGGCGGCTTGATGTCGGAACACGAATTAGGCGACATCCTGTATGCCAGGGAGTTCAAAAAGTGTGCGCCAGACTGGGAAACGTCGACGCTCGCAGAGAAACGCGACGCGTTCCTGTACTTCTGTGAGACTTACGCGTTTATCCGTCACCCGTCGAAAGGCAAGATCCCGTTCGTTCTGCGCCAATCGCAGATCGAAACGGTAGATGCCTGGCTGGGGAACCGTTGGACGATCGTTTTGAAAGCCCGACAGATCGGGTTCTCCACGCTCTGTTCGATCTATTCGTTCTGGCTGACCTACTTTTACCGTGACCGTCAGGTCATTTTGATTTCCAAGGGTGAACGTGAGGCCAGCATGCTGCTGGACCACGCCAAGTACGTGTACCAGTTCATGCCCGAATGGATGCGGCTGATGGGGCCGATGGGCAACCCGACGCTCACGTCCTGGAAAATGTCGAACAACTCGAAGCTGTTGTCGATGCCATCAGCCTCCAACCCTGCCCGTGGCGCTACAGCGTTCCTCATCGTGGTAGATGAGATCGCGTTCCTCCCAGACTCTGAGAACGCTTGGGCGTCCATTGAGCCTGTCGTCAACATGGGCGGGTCGTGCATCATGCTGTCCACAGCGAACGGTGAAGGCAACCTGTTCCACAAGGTGTGGGTTGGGGCGAAACAAGAAGCGAACCGTTTCAAAGGGATCTTTTTCCCGTGGTGGGCGTCAGACCGCGACGAAGCCTGGTACGAGGAACAGTGCCGTGACCTCCCTGAATGGCAGGTCGCACAAGAATATCCGTCGAACCCAGAGGAAGCGTTCCTCAAATCGGGTCGACCAGTGTTCGACCTCGAAAAGCTGGCGTCGATCCCGACAGCGGAACCGAAACGCAAGGGCCGTCTCGACATCACGAAAGAAGGTGTCGTGTTCGCTGAGGACGGCGGCAACCTGTCGGTGTGGGAAGACCCTGTGGTCGACGGCACCTATGTGATTGGTGCAGACGTTGCGATGGGTTTGGAGCACGGCGACTGGTCGTCGGCCCACGTCATCAACGCACGCACAGGCGAGCTGGCGGCTACATGGTGGGGGAAAGCCGAACCCGACCTGTTCGGCGGGTACGTGCTTCACCGTCTGGGCGAGTGGTACAACAATGCGCTGATCGGTGTGGAAAACAACAACCACGGGTTGACGACGGTCACCTCGTTGCGTGACAACCAGTACCCGAACATGTATCGGCAGCGGAATCAGGCGAAACGCATGATGACGCAAACCGAGACGTTGGGTTGGTCGACGAACAGGGCGACGAAACCGTTGATGATCGACGAACTCGCCAAAGCAGTCCGTGACGACTCGGTCAAGCTGCGTGACCCGCTGACGATCTCAGAGATGCGAACTTTCGTTCGCGAAGGCGACGGCAAGATGCACGGCTCGCCTCACGACGACCGTGTCATGTCGCTCGCTATCGCAGTTCAGATGCTCAAGTTTTGTTGGTTGCCGACATACAGGGCTGGGAAGAAGAAGCCTGGGCCTGGCACTTGGGGCTACATGATCGAAAAAGTGTTGAGCATGAAAGAACCCGAGGGGAAACGGGAAGGACCGATCGGTTCGACAGCAAAAACGTCGGCTGCATGACCAAAGCGGGACACTTTCACCTAATAAGTGATGGAACAGCTACCAATTTGCGAATGCGGGGCGGAATATTCGCCGCCTACCCATTCGACCGAGTCAGCGAAGCTGCACTGCTTCAAATGCAAGATGAAATCGTTCCGTGTGAACTGGGTGGGTGGCGGCAGCTACGGGCGACAAGCGTTCCACGACAAGACGACCAACGAAGTCGTTCGCGAACAGTGGAACGACATCAAGAAAGCTGGCAACGAAAAAACGATGGAACCAGCGCCAGTGCGACAAGTGTTGATCTAATGAAACTCAGACCTTTCGCCGCAGCGTTCCCCATGTTTGTTATCGCGATCGGGTTCATGTGGCTGTCCGTATCGACACTCGTCAGCGGCAACCCGTCACAAATAGTTCATCCGATTGTCTGGTCGTCTACGGCGTCGATCTGCGGGTTCCTTGCGGCGGCCCGAATGTTCCTGGTTTCCCAGTCCTTGCGCCGTCTCTC